AGGGGTTGATTTAGTAGGTGATTTTGTAGCCATTTTGGCCTCCATTGTTGCGATTTGATAGGTAAATTCCACGGGGTCGGCAATGCTGCCTAGCTTTGCGGCTAACTCAGGATTGCGGCCAATCTCTAGCACCAGTTTGGCGGGGTCGCGGGCATTCTTAACAATGATGACCTGCTGCACATTTGACAAAACATCTTTGCACACCTCTTCAGCATCATCAAAATCAGGCGCAATCGTCCGAACGTTAGTTTTCTTTGCCTCATATCCGCTTACTTTTTCTTGCCAAGTTTGTTGCAAGCGCTCTTCGTGCTGCGCTTGCTCTCTGCGATGCGCTTCAATTCTTAGCTTTTTATCAGTCCAGGCAGCGTATTCGCTTTCAAAGCGTTCGCTATCAAAGTCGCATCCCTCTAGCGTTGGCTTTGCCCCTAGTTGCGGCACAGGAGCGCCCTGAGTAGATTGAACGACCTGCAATTGCCGCTTCATTTCTCGGTTTTGCCTGCGTAGCTCAGTAATCCACGCTGGAGTTTTCTGAGGCTCAGGTTCTTTCTCGGCCTCTACCGTTTCGGCTTCCTGCTCGGCTACTTGTTCGGCTTCGCTTTCCTGTTCAAGCTGCTCTGCCTGCTCGGTTTCCTGCCCCTCGACTACCTCCTCAACTACCTCATCAACTTGCTCAGTCTCTAGCACTTCTTTTTCCATAGCTTTCCTTTTTTCACTCACGCATAAACGGCTGCGCGGTTGCCGTTACATCAGGGCAGTCTCTGCCTGTGTCTTTTCTGCTTGCGCTTGCTTCAATTCAGCGCTTGCAATTGTTTCTACAACGTCAGCTCTAGCCTTAGAAGCCTTGGCCTTAGCCTCCTCAGCAGCAGCCTCTAAAAACACTTGGTTCGGGTCTTGTTGACCTTGTGCCATTTGCATCGCTTCGGCTTCTTCTTCGTTGGGCTTGATAGCGCCAATCTTGACAAGTTTGCGACGGAAGTATGGCTTTAGTTCTGCCAGCCCTTCACCGTCCATCATCATCATGATCATGGATTCGAGCACCATCTTTGTCTCTGGGTCTGTCGTGATACGCAGAGTTTCCACAAGCTCACGAACGGTCTTTGAGCGCCTAGACGATGATGCTGGCCCGACTTCAACAGTTACTTTGTAATCAGCCCCGGAAATGTCGTTCTCATACTCCATTTCATCGTCTTCGCTAAGTTTTGGAGTCATCAATTCAACTTCGAATATCTCACCCTCTTTGTTGACCGCCTTCATTTTCCTTCCGGGCTGCGAATAAAGCTCTTTAGCCATACTCAACCAGATTTCACCGCAGCGGCGCTCGGCTTTAGCTGCGTTATCCATGTAGATAAAGGCGTGAGCATCAATCCTTTCTTGGATCATCTCTACAGCTTTGCCGGAGATATTGCTTACCATCTTGTCCGCCTGCTGCTGATTGCCAAGCATCTCGGATATATCGGCCTGCGTAAGCTGCAATAGCGCGGCCATTGTTTGTGGGACTTGTGCGGGTTTTGTGTAGCCCACCGGCGCAATCGGTGTTTTATTCCCGTTTGCATCCGTAACTGAGTTGATCGTCAAATAGGCGTATTCGTTGATGTTGTCATCACGCCAGATTTCCTGATGCCCTGCGATTTGCTCAGACGTAAAAATAGGCTTTTCACGCGACGAATATGCCGCAAGCTCCGCAAGTTTAGATACCTGCATGTTGTTTAGGCGTGACAAGTCTTTCAGGAATCGCACAATCCCGAAGGTTCGTTCTGTACCGTCAATAATCTTGCGCTTACCGTATTGCACAACGATAGGGATATTTTCCCCTGCGATTCGCCCGCAATCCTCCAAAATACCTGAACCCGAAAGGATGTATTTATAAACGGCTTTTTTGCTGTATTTGCGGCGCTTTGTTTCTACAAACCCAGTAGCCGCAAGCGTTTCCTCTAGCGTTTCGTCATTCTCAAAATCAGCGTCTGTATATGTCACCTCATCGCCAATTGCTGGCTTATAGGTATAGCGCCATTCTTTTGTCTCTTCAACCCGGTAGTATTCAGCCACATACACCACATCAGGCGTACACCAATCAAACTCTTGTAATGTGTTGGGATTTTGCCACGTTGCCACCTCTTCGCCCCACATTGCGGCAGCGGCTTTTCTTGAATATGGTTTAAGCAAAAAGCCACGGCTTGCGCCTGATTTGTCCGGCTTTACAGCATCAAGCGAAAAGAAAACAGCGCTATCAGCGTCGTAAATTGGCTCTACTTTGATTCTTTGCTTGTCACTGTCGTCCGATTCGTAATCAGAACTGAGTCGCCATGCACCAATGCCTCCGCTTGTCGCATCCTCATAAGCATTATCTTTGGCATCCTGCGCACATGAATCGTTCATATCTGCGCGATACAGGCCGTCGAGTTTGTCCGCTAGGTTGTCATCCTCGGATGTCTCGCCATTTGGCACAAATTCGACTTGAATTCGATTGTTTCGGTATTCGTTAACCAGCTTTCCATGAGCTAAAAGCAGTTTATTGACCTCTAGCTTGGGCTTATTCTCAAATTGCCGCCCTAGATCGCCTTCCCACATTGCACCGGGAATAGACAAGAATCGCCTATCTTCTAGGCACTGCATTCGATTATCTTGTTCCGCTGAGTAAATCTCGTTGAACTCCTCCATCGCTTCAGAGTGAATCCGCGCTAACTTATCAGCTTTTGTTTCTCTTGCCATAGGGTTTACCTCTATTGCATTTTATCTTATTTCCAAAAATGGGCAATAGGAGGCGGGACAGAATAATCAGCCGGTTTATCCTGCGCCATTCTGCGTGTAGCCTCATGAGCGTATCTAAGAGCGTCGATCACATGGTTTTTTGTATCACTTAGTATTGGCAGCACAACACCTGTTGCAGCGTCTGTTTTATAGCTGTAGTGCATCAATTCATCAATTGTGTGGACACATCGCGGGTGGACAACAATATCGTAAGACTTTAGCCACTCAATACCATCTTTGACTGACCCCGCGCCTTTTGCCGCCGCCATGATTTTAGGAAAGCCATTTTTTCGCATGTGGCTAATCGTTTCAGGTCGCGCAGAATCAGCAAACAAAGGCCATTTTTCTGACTCTGGAACAGTCATAAATAGCGATGGTGTGTCTAGAATCTCACACTTGACGCGATAGGCTTCATAATCAATATAAAGTGTGCGCCCGATAACATGCGAGCGAATTAATACTGTCGGGTCTGTAGCGAATCCCCAGTCTGCCCCCAGCCTATGAACCGCATCATTAGGCGCTTCAAACTCTTCTATTTTCCAGTTTGAAAATACCCGCGCAGAACTGTTTTGCAAGTAAGCGCCGCGCCATACATGCGCGTATTTATCAGGGTCACGCGCTCTGTCGTATTCCATTTCATCGCGCAAAACGTCAGGAAACCAAGGGTTATCGTCAAAGTTAACCTGCAATATTGCTGAGTTTTTCGGGGGCTTATCACCCCTCAGTAGCGCATCAATCGGGTCTGTTGCTGCGCTTGGATTCCATGTAAACCACAATTCAGAGCCGGGCTTTCGTATCGTCGGCCTTAATAGGTCTAAGCTGCGCTGGCTTAGGCTCTGCGCCTCTTCTACCCAAGCCCTGTCGTATCCCTCCAAGGATTTGATTGTGTCAGCCGTATGGTTTTGCATGCCCTGAAAGATTATCAAACCATCGCCGCGCTTAGATTTAATCTGCGCTTCTTGGATTTCAAAGTAATCACCGGCATTCATGGCCTCAATCTTTAGCTCTAGCAATCGCTTTACAGACTGCGATAAAGACTTTTGCACCTCTCGGACACATACGCTACGGCTTGTCTGATCTAAGATGTGCGCTTCAATCATCATCTCAGCAAAGCAATGCGACTTGCCAGAGCCGCGCCCGCCATATGCGCCCTTATATCGAGCGGGACTTAAAAGCGGGACCGCCCACCGTGGCGTATCAATTTTTAGCTTTTGCATCAACAATCACGCGTTGAATTTGTTCAAACTTTACCGCGCCGCC